GCGGCCCCTTCGGGGCCGCGGCGGATCAGACGACAGCAGTGATCGGCGTCGAGCCGGGCACAGCGCGCGCCACGGTAATGGCGTAGGTCTCACCCGCGGTCGGGGTGATGTTGCCGCCCGCGTTGGGGATGTTGGCGAACGTCAAGTAGAACGTGTCGTCCGTGGTCGCATCCACACGCCAGCCGGCCACCGCCAAGCCCGCCTGGGTCGTCGGCTTGCTGACGCCAACGATGAAATCGCCCGCCTTGATGCCAGTGGACAGGCCCGAGAAGGTCTGTTCGGCGGTGGTGCCTTGGGCGACAGCGGCCGGAGTCAGCGCGACGCGGATCGTCTCTAGCTTGTAGAGGTTGCTCATCGGCGCCACGAGGTTCGGGGTCGTGGTAGTCGCCGGTCCAGGATTGGTCGAAGACATGAATTGCTCCTATGAAAAGACAGGCCCCGAAGGGCCTCCAGTCCGTGCGTTAGCCAGCGACTCGGCAGCCCAGTTCGCGATACAGCGGCGCCCAGCCATAGAGCACGTCGATACGCGTCGGCTTGGCATCGTTGTTGATCGTGTACTGGCGCACCACACGCATGGACAGGCCGATGTCCTTGTGCGAGGCGCGAGCCGCCACATCCACACCGCCCGGCAGGTCCAGGTCGGCACTCACCAGGGTGAACGCGTCGCGGTGGAACGCAATCGACTGCGGCGACACGGCGTTGGCCGAGGCGAAGAACGTCAGGTTGGCGCTGTTGACCGGCGCAGCATCGACGTTCTGGAACTGGCCGCCACTGATGACGCACGCGGCGATCGTCAGTTGCAGCTTGCCGGAGCCGTCCGAGGTGTACGAACCGCCAACGTCCAGACCCGTCACCGCGTCATAGCTCGGGGTGTACGTGCCGTTCGCGGGCGTGCCCACGGGCGGACGGACCACGAAGTAACGCAACTTGCCGGCGGACTGACGGTTCTGCGGGTTCACCGCATTGACGTTGGCGATCGTGAACACATCGCCGACGTTCACCACCTTGGTGGAGTTGCTCCAGCCCTTGGTGCCCAGCGTGCCGGTGTCAGCCCAGCCGGTCGTCAGCAGGGCGCTCGAAGTCTGCGAGGAATCGTACTGCGGCGTGCCGCCCAGCGCGCCGAAGGTGTGCGCGCTGATGTTCTGATCCATGTAGAAGTCGAAGCCCAGCGTGTCCTTGCCGAGCAGACCCTTGACGTATTGCTCGCTGATCGTGCGCTGCGGGTTGAACAGGGCAGTGAAGGCGCCCACCGACGAAGCGTGGGACCACTGATCCATCACCAGGCGACGCTCGCCATCACGCGGCACGCCCTCCGTATCCAGCCACGCACCTGCTTGCAGGAACGGCGTGGTCGTGGAGGGTGCGGTGCCGGCAGCGCCCGTGATGTTGAACACGTTGCGCTTGGCCATCAGCAGGCCGTCGTAGTCGATCCGGTTCGCGATCGTCGCGATCTTAGGCTTCAAGACGCGCTTGGCGAACATATCCATCGACAGCAGCAGGTCGCTGGTGATGAACTGGGTATCGACGTGGAACTGCGTGGTCAGCGTCACCGGGACCGAGGTCTCGTTGAAATCTTCCACGTTCAGCGCCGGGCCGGCGGTGCCCTTGAAGCGGGCCGGACGACGGACGTTGACGCTGTAGCCGATCTTCGCGCCGTCGATGCCGAAGCGATCGTCGTATTCGCGGTTGACGAGGTTGGTGAAAACGAGTTCGTTTTCGAGAATCATCAGCGACTCGTTCGTGATGTCGCTGATGGTGAGAAGTTGGTTGCTCACTTTCGTTGCTCCAAACAAAAATCCCGCTCAGTGGCGGGCTCGTTTCGGTTGAAGCGCGTGACTTGTGGCTAGTGGCGGCCTTGCTGTTGGCGTCGGGCTCGGTATTCCTCAAACGTGAGGGCCGGGCCAGGGTTGGCAGCTGTCGACTCGCGCACCGGCTTGACAGGCGCAGGCGCTTTTGAGACTTCGACAGCGGGCTTCTGAGCTTCCTTCTTGGCCGGTTGAGCCTCAGGCTCTTCCGGCTGTTCCGAGAACAGGGCGTCTTCAAGCCGCCCGAGTTGACGCAGCGCCGTCGTCGGCCGCATGGCCGTGAAACGCTCCGCTTCTTCCGGGTGCTTGGCGAAGTAGTAGGCCAGGTGCGGCCCGTACTCGCTTTCCTGCAGCGCGACATACAGGTGCTCAGGTAGCGAAATCTTGGAGCCGCCGACCACATCCTTGTAGTCGTCGAACTCTTTCATCGCTGCCTGCATGCGCCGGTTCCACGCTGCGTCGATCGCCTGCTTTTCAGCCAGGGCTCGCGCCTCGGCTGCTTTGCGCTCTCGTTCCGCGATCTTCTGGTCGGCTCGCCAGTCAGCCACGGCGTCTTCGTACTCTTCCTGAGTGGCGAAGGCTTCGCGCTTGGGGCGTGGTGACGTTTCGATCGGGTCCGGATTGGCTTCCAGTCGCTTCAGCCGCGCTTCGAGTTCTTCCTTTTCGCGCCGCAGGGCTTCGGCTTGTGCCTCAGCCTCTTGTCGCTTGGTGGCCTCGCTCTTGCGCTGCTCCACGAGGAAACGCATCCGGTCGGAAATGCTCTTCTTTCCGCTGTCTTTGCGGTCGCCTTCGCTCGGCTGGGCCTCGGTCTTCGCTTCGACTTCGGCCGGTTTGGCCTCGGTGTTTGCTTTGACCTCGGGTTCTGCCTTCACCTCCGGTGGGGAGGGCGCGAAGCGTGCCGCAATGGTTTCGCCGGTCACAACATTGGGTTGTGTCCGCCCCGCATTACGTGCAGGCGTCGATTCAGCCGTTTGGTTGGTGGCTTCGGTCATGAGGACTCCGCGCCTTACGGGCGCTACTCGGAAATGAAAAGGCCCTCTAGGAGCCTTGGTGGGTGGCGCGTCACGTGCGCCAAGCGAATGCAGCGCTTATCGCGGCTGCTGCGAGAAATCGTTGTTCGGCGCTCGGTCCTTGCCGAGCTGCAGGTCGGTGTGAGCGTCCAGTACCGCCTCGAATCGATCTTCAGCCACACGCTGTGCGGTGTCGTGCAGATTGGCGTGAACCTGCATCGCTGTGCGCTCGTTGGCCGCGTGCTCCTTGGCCAGGAGGCGACGGTTTTCGGCGTCCTGGCGGATGCGCTCCTGCTCGATCTCGTGCTGCGACCACAGGTGATCCGACGCCAACTTACCCTGCTGCCGCATTTGCTCAGCGAACATGGCCGATTGTTTCTCTTGCGTCAGCTTCTGCAGTTGCTGCTGCATCTGCTGGTTCTGCGCCGTCAGGTGCATGATGATTGCCCGCGCCTCGTCGGGCAGATCGGGCGGCAGGTTCTTCTCCTGCTGCGCAACCGGATTCGCTGCGGCCAGCCGATCGGCCACGGCGTCGATGCCAGGAATGTCCAGTTGGCGCACGATGATGTCGGGGGCCACTTGGGCGATCTGCTTGCCCAATTCCGTCTTGAGCATTTCCAGCAGGCCGGCCGCGGCCTCCTGGCGCTTGGTCTGGAAGCCGGGACCGGTGTCCATCACCACGTCATAGGTGCCCGTCGTCACGTCGTTGAGCACCTTCTGGACCGCGCCAGCCTCGTCCGTTTGCTTCTCGTTGATCGTGACCGACTCCGGCTCGCCGTCTTCGCCGATGCAGCGAACCACGCGCTGTGTGTCGTAGTAGTGCGGGATCAGGTCAAGGATGATCTTGCCGGTGTGGCGGATTGAGCGTGTGAGGTTGTCGTAGAAGTGGTAGTTGGACAGGTCGGATTGACCCTGCCGCGCCTGCACCATCACGCCGGAGGTTTCCTGCCCAGGAGCACCAAGGGCCGGGTCGAACATCCCCGCGACGGCCTTCAGATCCTCGCTGGCGGCCATCGCCGCCTGAATGGCGCCCGTAGGCACAGGCTGCGGACCCAGGCGCTGCGGTGGCGGCAGTTGGTTGCCCTGCTCATCGTGCATCGGCTTGTACTTCAGGCGCGAGTAGCTGCGGTTGTTCGCGGTGTTCCACTCTTCCTCGTAGCCTTCGTCCTGGCCCTCGGCCATGAGCCAAGGAGCCTTGGGCGCCAGCGCAACAATTTCTGTCTCGGCGGTGTTGTGGGTCGGCACCATGCCGGGGCCAGCCAGGAACAGATGCGTAGGCGTATCGACCGCAATGCACTTCACCGGCACTGAGTCAACGGGTTCCACGGACACGATGCTGTGGCGCTTCGTGCGGCGCTCCATCCGAATCGCGGCAGACGGCAGGCGGCTCGCCTTGCGCGACAGCCCAAACACCGGCTGATCGTCATGCGCAGAGAAATGGAACTGCCAAGCATCGACGTGAGCGGATTGCGTGCCGTCAGCCCACATGCGGACGCGGCCGACTCGCTTAACGAACTTGACCTTGATGCCGAGGGATCGTAGAAGCTCCGCGAAGCCATCGGCGATGGCCGGATTGGTGTTGGTGAAGCTGCAAAGGCCCTTATTGCTGATAGAGCCGTCCGTGTCCATCAACCCTTGCAGGAGCGCCCAGCGCTGGGATTCGCTGGCGCGCAGGTAGATGGCCGGGATGTGCTTGTTTCCGAGCAGTCCGAGCTTTGTGAACTGCTTGCGCACGCCGTAGACGCTGAACGCGGCAGCGCCCCGCTTCGCCCAACGCGATCCGTAGGCAGTCGCCGGGCCGGGATTGAGCCCGCGCGCAGCCAGCTTCGCACGCAGCTCCTCTACGTCTTCCGTGGATTGCGTGATTCTCGGCTCTGCCGTAGCACCGTCGCCGAGCCAAACGCCCAACAGATACGGGTCAATCGGGAGGTCCGCGTCTGGCAGTTGGAGCGGCTTGGCAACGTCAATGAAATGCGTGCCTGGGACCAGCTCCCTCGTGGCCAAGTCTTTCTTGACCCACTCCCACGTCTTGGCTGTGCGCTTGCCGCGCGTCTCCACCGTCCACGGGTGTTCGCCATCGGACACCACAGACGAGCCGTCATCGAACGTGACGCGGTAGCACTTGCGGTTAATGTGAATCGGGCTCTCGCCGATCACGTTGCACGGCTTGCCTTGCTCATCAAAGACCAGATCGCCCGCATGCACGTCGCCCATGCGCTTCCAGCCGTCAGGCGTCGGAATCGGCGTATCCAGCGATAGGGGCCGCCAAAAGTTGTACATGCGCTGCGGGTCTTTGAGCTGGCGCACCATGCCGTAGCGGATGACTTCGCCATCCACGCACAGTTCACCACCGAAGACCGGAACGACCGGGATGTACTTGCCCGGCAAATCGCGGCTGTCCAACTCATCGCGCGCAGTCAGCTTCGACCACTTCAACTGCTTGCGCATGGTCTCGCGCTCGGCGACGACCGTGACGCCCGCGTATTGCATCACCTCCGGTTTCGGCAGGCGCGACTTGTAGAGACGCGAGCCGTTGGAGAGCTGACACAGCGTGTCAGGCGTTTCCTCGATGCGGTAGTACTCGGCGATCACGACCTCATCGCGCGTCGCCCACAATGCCTTTTCATCGCCCGCGCCGAGCGTCTTGAAGTCCACCGGGTCCTTACCCGGATACATGCGCTTGAACTTCTCGCGTTTGACCCGCTCCGTGACGATGCACCACTGCGCGTCCGACCCGTCGGGCTGGACACTGGAAGGGTCCCAGTACACCGAAAACGGGTTCTTGATCGCC